GAGCGCGGCAGACGCCCGCCGGGCGGCAAAAATCAGAATCAACCAGATTTTGAAAAGGAGTATGTGATTATGACTTTTAAAGATAAAGACGCAGCGTTTAACCATTACCGCACGGCAACAGCCGAGGAAGTCGAAAAGCGCGCAGCTGAAATCGGCAAACTGATTGACAGTGACGCAAACGCCGATATTTCCGCTCTGAACGTTGAGCTGGACGGACTGAAGATGGCGAAGGACAATCTGGAAGCCCGTTCCGCGGCCCAGGGGAAGCTGACCGGCTTTAATCCGATTACCGGGAAAAACTATTCCCACAAGGAAGAGAAGCGCGACGACGACATCTTCTCCTCTGTGGAATACCGGACGGCATTCTACAAAAA